CTTGGTCATTGGCATCAATATATTTCTACGCCGTCAATGATCGTGAACGGCAGCCTGAAAGGTTTTGACGAGTATGCGATGTTGATGGGTTTCGGTCACGAACAACCACAACAAGCGTTAGCGATTGTTACGCCTGAAAGAAACATCACGATTCAAGCACCTGTGTTTTGTTTAGATCGCAAGAAGGAAGGCTGGTGAAAGATGGGAACTGTTGTGCTGGTTGTTTGGCACGATGCCCATTCTGTTGCCGATACTTGGATTGATGTTGCTGATATTGATGTTGAGCCTGCTGTGGTTGAGAGTGTCGGTTTCTTATTGTCTGATGCGAAACCGAAACATATTGTGTTGGCTCAAAGTTTGACGGGTGATGAGTGCGACCATATTTTGGCTGTGCCTGTAGAAATGGTCAGGTCTATGAAAGTTTTGTGTGCCGATGCAAATGGTGGGCGTAATCAAGTAATCTGAAAAGTTGTGCGAGGCGTTCTCCTTCTCCGCCTGCGCATACGGGTTGAGCAGACCAGCCTTTCGGGGCTGGTTCTGTTCCCCGTGTCCTGCAAACCGAGCCAGTCAAGGATTATAAAAGTTTTGTTTCAAGGCTTGTTTTGTGTAAACTGAAGTCATCAAGTTCAAGAGGAGGACAAGATGAAAAAGAAATATGTTCATTGCAATAAATGTGGTTGCGAATGTTTTTGGGATACAAACCGAAACGGCAAACGGTATTTGGCTCAGCGTAATGAGCAAGATTACGAAGGTGGCACAGGCACTTGGAAATCACCCCACTACTGCACAGCAACACCTGAAGAAGCAGCCGAATATCAAGCATCAATTCAGCGTTGGAAAGATGAACAGGCTCAAATTGTTGCTAAGGCTTTAGCCGATGGCGAAATCATTGTGGGTCAAACAGTCAAGGTTCGCAGGGGTCGCAAAGTTCCAATCGGAATCATCGGCATCGTGTTTTGGGTTGCTGAAGAACCTGATCATTTTGGCGTAATAAAGATTGGCATTAAAACTGAGACTGGCGAAAAACATTTTCTTGCACAGAACAATGTTGAGTTCTACTTTGACGGTGCTGACGAACTCTATGAAAGCAGAGTTGCTGCCGAAAAAGCAGAAGCGAAAGAACGCAGGAAAGCCCGTAAAGCATCAATACCTTCAGATGAAGAAGAAGAAATTTAATAACCAACCAAGAGGAGGACAAGATGAAAACTAAACAAACTTGCATTTGTTCAGTGTGTGGCGAACAATTCAAAAACATCACTGACCATATGTTGCATTACATGAGAACACACGATGAGGGTTACAGAGAACACAAACAACGCCGTCAGCAAACTGTTACTTGCGGTGCTTGTTACCGAGAAATGAAACCGCCAGTGCTTGTGTGCGAATGCGGTCATAAACATTGGTCAATAAAACAATAAGAAACAAAGTTCAAGAGGAGGACTTATGGTGAAACAAATTAGGTGGAAGTGTGAACAATGCGGTAATGGTTTATTAGCGCCGTCACGACCACGCAAGAACGATGTGAGGCGATACTGTCTGCCTTGTTCAGCGAAGTCGGGCAAGTTGGTTGAGCGCATAGCACCAGCGTTACAAAAAAAATCTGAACGGAAACAAATACAGCGCAAACAACTTGTTGCGAAACGCAGAGAGCGTATTGCCTTATCACCTAAAACTTATGAGAATAATTACAGAAAGTATTTGACCAAGTATTCAAATGGTTGGCACATTCAATCAGAGGCAGAAAAGATTTGGAAATTGTTTGAACCATACCATAACGGAAAACCAATGCCGACAATAAAAATATGGTTCAACAAAATGGAATTTGATTACACTGAAGCGAAACAATCAGGTGACCCGAACGATGTCAAGGTTTGGAAATACCCAAGAGGCAGTCTGGGTCACGCCGAATATTGGTCAAATGAAATAATGTTGAAAACTTCTTGCAGTTGGAAAACTCTCGCTCACGAACTGTGCCACATGGCGGTCAGAAGTAGGTATAAAGATGGTCGCCGTAAAGCGCATGATGAAGTGTTTTACAAAGCGTTGAAAGATGTTTGTGAGCGCAGATGGAAAAAACATATATCGTTTCACGAAGTAACGAAATATGGTTACGCAGTTGATCGCATCATTGAAAAACAAATAGAACCAGAAGTAAGTGCGTGGGTTAAACAACAGGCTGATAAGAACAAACATAAGAAACCAATACCACTACACATCATCAAAAGAGAGGAAGCATAATGAAATCAAAAGAACAAGAAACCAACGCAATAAAAGAGGTAATTGAATTCGGTGATTACTACCTAATCAAAGTGATCAACGGGCATAAAGATTATGACGGGCAGATAGTAGGCATAAACGAGGACAGCCTCGTGATTGAGTGCTGGAATGTCGTCAAAGGCAGGGTGTGTGAGACTGAAATTAAGTTTTCTGATATTGAAGAAATCTGGGCTTTAGAGGAAATGGTTTGGGGCTGAACATCGGCAAACAACCGTGTAACACCCCTGAGCCACAATGAAATCAACATAAACCAACAAGGAAAGAAGGACTGAGATGGAACGAATACCGAAACCGAAACACGGAAGCAAAGAATGGCTGATGGAAAGGTGGCGTGACGATCAAGGTTGTTGCGTGTTTGGCGCTTCTGACATACCTGCGTTAATGAATGCTTCGCCATACAAGACGAGAGCCGAATTGTTCGCAGATAAGATCAATGAACCACAACCACAAGTAGAGACAGCGATATTTAGGCGTGGTAATTTGCTTGAGAAGCCGTTGCTTGAAGCAGCAGCAGACTTCTTGAACCATGATATTTACACGCCTGATTGTATGTATCGTGACGGCAGACTGACAGTCACGCTTGATGGCGTTGATAATTCAATTCAGCCTGAATACATTGTTGAAGCGAAAACAACCACACGCTATTCAATCCATGATGAAAATGATTTGCCGATTGAATGGCTCTGGCAAGGTTGGGCGCAGCAGGCTGTGCTTGAATGCTCTAATGTTTGGTTCTCGGTGCTTGACCGTGATTTGCGAATCAGTGTTGTGCCTTTGCCAAAGAATGAAACAGCGATTGACGCTTTACGGCTGGAGGCGCAAATCTTTGGTGATTGGGTTGATAACAACACGCCACCACTTGACGAGATCAATAACTTCAGCGCCGATGATATCGCCCGTATATGGCGAGCAACACCAACAATGGTTGAGTTAGATGCGACAGCAGCGCAGTTAGTTATTGATCTTGAAAAGGCACGGGCAACTTCAAAAGAAGCGAATGATGCTGAAGCACGAATCAAAGATGCCCTTGCTCAGATGATGTTGAACCACGAGATAGGAATGTTTAATGGGCAGAAAATTGTTTCGTGGACTCAGCAGGCAGGTAAAACAGCGTTAGATACAGCGAGGCTTCGTGCCGATCACCCAGAGTTAGTTAAGCAATATGAAAAGCAAGGTAATCCATATCGTGTGATGAGAACACACAGAGAGAAGGTAAAAAAATGAGTAATGAGACAGAAGCACTACTGCTTAAAGCAGTTTTAGAGCAATACGCAACACCCGATCCAAAAATTGTCGGCACGATACCACGCAACGGAATCAACCTCGCCTATGTGAGCCACGCAGAGATCACTCGCATTTTGATTGAGATTGACCCGATGTGGAATTGGCAACCTGTTGCTTGGGTTGATGGCAGACCAGCGATACACGAAGCAAACGGTATGGCGACAATGTGGGGGACACTCACCTTGTTGGGTAAATCGCTTGTCGGTGTTGGTTCAGTGCGGTCAGATAAACCTGATCTTGATAAAGAACTTGTTGGCGACTTCTTGCGGAACGCAGCGATGCGTTTCGGTATTTGTTTGGCGCTCTGGTCTAAACAAGATTGGGAAGCCCCAAAAAACAATGTGAGTAGCGTTTATACGAGTTATCCGATGAGCCATGTTGAGGCTGAAAAGAGTAAACAGGCGCACCCAGCGAATGTTCAGCCAAAAAACAGCGTCTCAGATGCTCTCAGCGATGCCGAAATTGAACAAGCCTTCACAACACCCCCGAAACCCACAGCGAAGATAGGCAGCCTGATCTCAGATAAGCAGAAAGGTTTAGTGTCATCATTAGCGAAAGAAGTTGCTGATGGCGATATCAGTGCGATCTTGAAGCAACTATTTGACAAAACGAATCTAAACACACTTACAACTAAAGAAGGTTCTGACCTGATCAAACATTTGATGGGTATGCGC